TGTTTGGGAGATATTCATAAAGTAGGTTTGTCCATTTAGATTTACCGCCAGGATATCTAAGTGGTGTTGTTAATATTGGTTTTTTCATCTACCTCTGTGACCAATTACCACCAGTTAAGCAGCGACACCTAAAGATTTATCAATGGCAGACGAAACCTTATTTTTCTTTTTCTTTTTAGAGATATCAGGCTCAGCAATCACCTTTTCATATGGAATCAACTTACCACCATCTACATCCTGTTCACCCACTATCTGTGGAATACACCCTTTAACTATCCAAGGACGATACTCTGGAACATTCAGTGTCATGGTATTACCAAGCATTACCTCTACTAACTTAAAGCAGTTCTGATAAGCATTCTCTATTGCATTAACAAAGGTTTCAGTGTTTTTCCTGATATCGGCAGGTTTGCGCTTCTTGCTATAGAGAATGATTTCCACTGGGTCAGTGCGTTGTATCTTTAGACATGCAGGAATAATAGCGTCTGCCATAAGACGGTCTGCATATCGCACGTTATCTACACATACAACAAATAGATTTTTATCATAGTGTCCATTAGGATCTTTCACCTTATAATCATTGTCCACCACCCATGCATCTGCAATTGGGGTTGTCATGTTTTTAGTCAACTCGTAATCCGCAGTTCCCCACTCAATAATCTTATTGAGAATTTCTTTTTGTGTGTTTGCTGCTAGAAACCGTTCCTTATAATTCATCCGGTCTTCTAACCAAGCCAATACAGAAGCAGTGTCTCCACCAATAATCCCTTTCTTGATAAAGTGTACACCTAGCATGATATAATCCATCTTTTGATTGTATCGTCTACTACTCTTCAAATCATTTGCAATTTCAGCGGATTCTAAGCGATACTGGTACACTTCTAAATCATCAGTGAGTTCCTCTTTTGGCTTGTATACTGCAATGGGAATAGATGTAGCACTCTCAAATTCAATCGCACCACGAACACGGCGGCGACCATTGATTATGTTACTCGCTTTAATCTTACCATCATTACCAACCATCCACTGCGGCGGTGGACCTTCTTCAATAAGCCAATCATTCCGAGTATAAGAATCCTGCATCTCCTGTTTTGCTTCTTCATCTCTATCGTCGTAACGAATTTCCTTCTGTTCTAATTCTTCGTAAAACTCACTTTTGGTGGTATATTCACTGATGTCCAAGGTCGTGATATATTGGAACTCAAATCCCTCATACTCTGGCATTTGTGTTTCGCGATAGTTTCCAATGTCAATTTTGAATTTTCCGTCGAATGACGGAATCTGGGTATCTCCGATAAATCGGTTAATGCGGTCGTTCATGATATTCTCCTGTTATTAGCAAAATTGCTTTAGGTAACAGTAACTATTGCACTAGGCGGTGTCACTGTTAGATCTATATTATATAGATATAAATTAGGATAGTCAATAGTTTTATCCAAAAAAATCTTCCAATGAGCCCTGTGAACCATAACTATCATCAATGTGCCACAGTATCTTGTCTGTGATGAACTTCAACGGTTCAATAAAACTCTTCTCGAACTGTATATCATAGTCTATTTTACCCACAATGTCAAGTTCTTTTGGAATATCTGTCATAAAAGAAAAGGCAGACGACTGATAGATGTTTGGTTGTTTCATATGAAGAAAACGAATCTTGTCACCTTCCTGTATGAGAGGATACTTGCTCTGTAGTTTCTGTCTTTGCACCAGATGATTATACAATATGGCACCTTTCACATGAATAGGAGCACCCCTACCAAACAACGAAGATTCACCTCTAAACTTTCTTACACCATTACAACTTCTTGGATATGCAATCTCTTTTGGGTCAAGACTCATGAACTCTTCACGAAAATCCTGTATGAAAGTATTTAACATTTTCTCATCACCACTCATAATAATCTTGAGTGCCGACTTAATTTTATCACGACATGGAGCCGGTGTTGATGACTTGACTGCCTCGATGCCCATAATCTTCAGTTGAGGTTCTTTGTATCGAACACCTTCCATGTCATGCACATTTAGAATATATCTTTTCTTTGCAGTCCATATACCCTTATCTGCGATTGCTTCTCTGCCCATTTCCATCTTCTGGGCATATGCATTCATGGTCTGAGCAAGAGCTTTATAAGAGTTCTCAATAAATGGTTCCAACTTCTCTTTTGCAAGCCTATCCAAGAAGGCGACAATTTTACTAGTCTCTGTTCCCTCATCAAACAACTGGTCAACAAGTTTGTCAAAAGTGATATATACCGAATCTGTATCGGACGCCACAACATAATCAATTCCTTTTGTCTTAAGAATTTTGTTGAGATAAATGTTGATACTCTTTTCAATCCATCGAATAGATAACTGACCAGAAGTTGTGATTGCTGTAGCAACCATAAGATCATAATACCGAAACCAATTATTACCAATTGCGCCATAAGCAGAATTAAGTGATATCTTTTTTGCCATTTGGATATTGTTGTAACGGGATATAACTTTGAGGAGATTTTTGTCTCCAGTGTCTTCAAACTTCTGTCTAGCTTCGAGTGTAAGTTTTTTATACTTGACTCTATCATTGTACATATTCTCCATTAACTGCGGCAAAAATCCTTTTATGTCCTTACGGAAGAATGCACCATTCGGAGTCATACAATGTTTGGTTTTGTTTTGAGTTTTACCTTCTAGAATCTTATCAACCATACCCTCAACAATACCACCCCCACTGTTTACCAAAGTCTCTGGAGAAATATTGTATTGCATAATAAGGTGAGGATACAAAGAATTCAAATCAAAAGACATTATCCAATTATGCATACCGACTTGTGGATCTTTTACATAGGCACCTTCGAACTTTTCACTTTTTTCTGATTCCATCTTTCTAGGAATAACAAGATTCTTTTCTCGTAAATGATTATAGATTACGTTATCCCAATACCGAACTGTTCCAAGAACATCGATATAGTTAACCTTGCCGTCATAGGCCATAGTGAGACACAACTCAATCAGTCGCATCTTGTCTTCTAACTTATCAACCAGCTCCACGTCAGTGATGTTATAATCAATGAATGACTGCCAATCCTTTGTATACCATTCTCTGAAAGTATCGAAAGGATTACCATCTTTACGTTCACCTAGTTCAACAAAAGCAATATGGTCAAGAGTGTAACGTTCTTGATTTGTGTATGTGAACTTACGATACAAGTCAAAATAATCAAGAGCAGCAATACCATAGATGTTATACACCTGATGTTTACGGCCCATCTGATAGACTTCACGTTCCTGAACTTGGCCCCAAGGTGATAGACGTTTTACTGATTCTTCACCAAAAACATTCTTGATACGATTACAGAGATACGGAATATCAAAAAACTCTGTATTCCAGCCAGTGATAATATCTGGACAAATCATTTGCCAGTCGTAAAGAAAACGGTCAAGTAAATCACGTTCATCTCGACACTGAACATAATTTACATCTTCACGATAATTATTGTAAGGATGCAAACCCCAAATTTTAATGTTCTTATCTTGATGATTTTTTATTGCGATTGAAAGTAATGGTTCAGCTGCATCTCTAGGATTTGGAAAACCATTGTCACACTCAACCTCAATATCAATCGTTACAATTAATATCTTATCTTTATCCCACTCAACATCATTTGGATGCTGATCAGAGATATAACAATAATTGTACTGATTGTTACCGAATACAATATCTTGATCTTTTCTGTCGTTATACCATTCTTTGGCATCACGAATACAATCAAACTTGTTGGGACGAACATGGCGGCCATCGAGAGTCTTATATCCTGTAGGTTCATTTACAAGATCAAACAACGTTGGTTCATAACGAACCTTTTTTCTGATGCGTTGATTGTTTTCGACTGCTCGAACAAGAAGATTGTTACCCCATTGGATAACATTAGTATAAAAGTCCATTATAGAACTATACCATAAAGGAAGTTAGTTGTCAATAATATATGGTGTGGTCACAACATATTTTCTTTGAGGATTGACCATTACGTTTAATCGGTTCATGGTAAATCTATTCAACAAAACATCTGTGCCCATTTTTGTTCTATCATCTAAACCAAACATAACATCATCATATACTGTTCCAGAAAATTTCATATCTAATTTTACAACTGGCCGATTATCTTCACCGCCGCCAGTATCCACTGTATATGTTTTAATTAAATTTGTTGTTAATGTTGTTCCATTTAAAGTAAAAGTAATTTTCTTTCCTTTTATTTCAATATTTTCAGCATGAAGAACTGATAATACAGAATTACCTGTATCGAATTTAGCTACCATTTCTCCAAATGGTTCAACATTAACTATCTCTTCATAACCGCATTGTGTAGGAACTTTATAACGTATATTTGGATTTTTAAATTTTTCTAAAATTTCCTTCACAATATTTTTATTATTCGCCTCTTCAATACCCTCTGTGCCAGGAGAACTATTTACTTCTAAAATATATGGAGGAAACTTTTTAGTATTCTTAGAAGGAATAAAATCAACAGCTGTTAAAATACCACCCAAAGATTTGGCTGCAAGCAATACTTGTTCTATCTCTAATTCTGATAACTTATATGGTTTTACATTTGAACCCTGAGAATAATTTGATCTAAAATCTCCTTCCACCACTTCTCTTTGCATAGTTGCAATTACTTGACCATCAAGAACAATAACTCTAACATCAAAATCCGTTTTAATATATTCTTGAATTAACAAGTCAGTATTAGAATCAGTCTTATACATCAACTGAACAATTGAAGATAGAGCTCGCTCTGATTCTATGAAAAGAACACCAACACCCTTTGAACCACGTAAAGTTTTCATTATTAAAGGAAACTTTGCATCCAAATTTTCAACAGCGGTTTCTAAAAACTTTTCATTTGGTATCAAAACTGTTTTAGGTTGTGTTAATCCATAATCCTTTAGTTTAATATATGTGCGATATTTGTCAGCAGCAGTAGAAATAGTAACTCTGCTATTAACAACACAAATACCTATCTTTTCCAACTCAGAGATTAAATCTAATGAACTATCTTTAGTTGGTGTGCCTCGTATAAAAACAACAGTGTCACTAGAGGAAATTTCAAAACCTTTTTCATCATCTAATTCATAAATTTTATATGAACCATTATCATATAATATGTAAGAACCATTTATGTCTATAACATAAGAAGGAAGATCAAGCTTTTCTGCTTCTTCTTTTATACGTTTAGATGTTATTGAATTATCACCATGTTCAACCGAAAGAACAACTATCCTATACTTTTCTTCCTTTGCTTCCGTGATGAATGATTTGAAGTTTTCCAAAACTAATCTTCTCTTCTTTTACCGATATTGTATTTTGTCTCTAACATCCAATCATTTTTCTCTCGAAAAGATATAACTTTAATCTGACTAAGAGGCGCAGCTGGTTCTGCTACATTATTAACATCAACTAAACCCCAATCATTGAGAAGATTAACGATTGTATTCCTTCTAGCAATATCGTTTTCAGATAGATTTGTTTTCTTGCCATCTAAAGCAAACAGTTCTTTGAAATGAACAATATAATATCTTCCTTGCTTATGTAAAATATGGCAAGACTGATAAAGTTTCTTTTCTTTTCTAGATGCTACACCAATTCTAGATAGGGTTTCCCTAACCTTAAGGAAATCATCTGGTTCCTTCAATGTCACTTCGAACATATCTTTTTGCGACCAATTAATTTCTTCCATTTCTTCCACCTTTATATAATTTTTGTTTTATGGCAGAAATCTGTTCATCATCTAGTATATCAAGAGCGGTCTTGGCCTTCTCATTGTTATAACCATAATACTCTTTAATGCAATCTAGATTTTCTAATTTCTTCGCCTTCAACCAAGGAGTATAACGTTTCCTTGCTCTCAAAGTATTTAGAAAAAAGTCAAACTGAAGTTTATTATCTAAATTAGGTAGTTGGTTAATCTCATTGACAAATAAAATTGTATCCTGAAAAGCATGAAGACATTTATTTATAACGAATGGTGGATACTTCTTTTCCCATATTTCATCCTCTCCATCCATGAGAGGCTCTTTTGTATGATTGATAGCGTTAAGATAGTCTTTTAACTCATACATCAACATCTCCCACTATCATAATCCATATGACAATGTTCTGCACCCCATGATTTAACGCTTGTCTTAAACACAATAACTGAACGCAACTCGTAACAATCACGACTCACTGGCATGGCTTGGTGTGGG